TCGCCCGCATGTATCAGCAGCCGCGCCTACTAGGGCAACATACGCTTGCCCTGCCATACAAGTTGCTTCTGTCGGAGGCTCCGCTACCAATGAGCACCACTACTTTGATGCGGCACAGTTTGAGGCAGCGTCTAACGCTACAAGCTTTGATGAGGCTCGTCAGCTACACTTAACACTTAGAGCCAACCGCATTAATGAGTTAGTCAACCCCCACTTTGCTTCTCCAATAACTCCTTGGAGTGTAACGGGGGCATCTACTACTTCAATATCTCAGTTTGCTGAACCTGGGGTAGAGACCTTCTCCATTACAACTGCCAGCATCGTATCTAACGTAGCAACCGTGACTTTAAACAACCCACATAGCTATCAGGTAGGCCAAGTGATAGTTATCTCTGGTGTAACTGGTACGGGCGCAAGCAACTACAACGGATCTAGAACAATAATTGGTGTAGGACTTAATACATTTACCTACTCAGTAACGGCCTCTAACTCCACAGTAACAAGCGGAACGGTCTATCGAGTAGGTAACGGACTACAACTTACTGCCACCGCAACTGGCACAGCCGTGCTCTCATCTTGGGATGGATCTACAACATCTCAGTTGATGGGCATTTATTACCCAAACACCTCTTATACATTCAGCATCTATGTGCAACCTACAGCAACGTCTGAGACTTTTACTCCAAAGATCTTGTGGTACGACAGCACTAACACGTTAATAAGTACTTCTTCAGGCAATTCATTTAATTTAAGCGCAAGCGTGTGGAATCGTCCATATGTAACAGCAACTGCTCCAGCCACAACCGCATATGCAACAGTTGAGTTAGATTGGACTACGGCTGCAACAGGAGACGTGGTTATAGTTGATGAAGCTTTGTTTGAAAACACTGGGCAGGTACTAGAGTACTTTGACGGCTCCAACGGTTCAGGAACTGTCTACGACCTATTCTGGGAAGGCGGACAGGGTAACGCAAACGCAGCCCGTAGTCACTACTATAAGAATAGATTCTCAGTTCAAACACGGTTATTTGGCGCGGTATTAAACGCGCAACTCCCTATGGGAAGTACTGCCGCCGTATATCTTGCACAACCCCAGACTTGATGTGCTAGCGTAGGCGCCCTCAGTTAGGGGGTCCCTATGGACAAATACTACTTAGTGATCGCGGGAACTGGAGAGACCAGCCGCGCAAATGTAGAAGCACTTATTGAAGATTATATTTACGGACACGGACAAGACGTTACCTTTGTTCTTACGTATGAAAAGCGCCCAAGTCAAGGACAGATCTTTGCCGCGCAACTAGCCAAAGACAAGAGTAAAGACATACTGCTCTTCTGTAAGGAAGACGCCAACTATGAAGGCATTCCTTCATCCTCAGTAAGCCACTCAGACCGACCACTGGATACGGCCTGCGCCAAATTAAAAGACACCAACATCGTGGCCTTTGTTCTAGTAGACGATGAAGACCCAAGCATCAACGAGACCCTCAGCGTGTTCTCTGAGTACAAGGTGCCCACCTTTGATCTGACCGAGGGCTTGATGCCGATCAAGTTCAACCCAGGATCGGTTGAGGTAAAGACTGAAGTAGCCATCCCTGAGGCGGAAGAGATGTCCGAGCCAGAGGAAGAGGCTGAGGATGACCTAGATGACTTTGAGGATCTAGATGACCTTGAGGACGAGGAGCTAGCCGAGGACTTTTACCTTGGAGTCCAGGCTTTAGCTAAAATGATCGCTCGGGAGGTCGCCGCCGAACTCCTGAAGGCCACAGAAACGCCCAAGAAGGGGTCTAGGAAGTGATATCAGCCCGCGCCCTAGGGGTCTACCTGTATTTACAGACTACAGAGGCCACAATAAGCGCTGAGAGCCTTTCTAAAGTTTTTTCCGAGGGTCGGGAAGCCATAGGCACGGCCTTGGCTGAACTCAAGGGGTACAACATGATCTCCTCCACCAAGGAGCGGATTGGCAACAGGATCATCACAGTCAACCGACTTGTGGCACCGGATCTCTGGGCCCCAGAAACCCGTCGTCTGATACTGCAGAATAAGCTGTATAGCAATTTAATACTAAATAATAATACATTTATAAGTAACAAAATAGGGTTTGGCGAAGCCAAACGGGGAGAAGAAGCGATGAATGATGAATGGCACTCATTAGGTCAAATAGATCAAGACCCCGAGGAGATGGCCGAACTCAAGCGCCGTGAGAAGGAACGCCGTGACCGCGAGTACCGCGAGACTCGCAATGCCAAGGCTGAGAAGCGGATGGCTTCCCATATCAACCGTGCCCCAGAAGACTGGTCAATAGATAACGCTGTCTTTGAGTTTGCCAGCCGCATGGTTCGGTGGGACATAACTCCGTGGGAAGGTTCACGCGCAGTCTTTAAGACGGCGTACGCAAAGGCGCGCAGAGAGTACGGAACTAATGGCGTTATAGAAGCCAAGATGATGGAGATCTTCTTCGGTCAACTTGATCATGAGAAGAAGGTTAAGGACTCTGATATGGTCTGGCGATTATTCTTAAAGAACTTTGGAAGCCTGCACATTGCTGCTCAACAGAGCACTACCACTCCTGAAGATATAGAAAAAGCTAAAGAAAGATCTAAGCGGCAGATAGAGAGGTTCTAGTGTTTAAGCTTGATGATTTAAAGATACGGCGCAAGGCTTGGGTAAAAGCCGCAAACATAAATCCCAATCGTCTTGGGTGGTTGCTGGATGACTGCACTGTTATACAAGATGATGATCGTAAAACCATTGATACTTGGATGGGTGCTTTAGAGCGCGGAGAGGTTGTCCGCTCTGCTGGTAATCCTAGATGCGGTAAAGGTTTATTGCTTTGGGGTGAACCAGGTCACGGTAAAACTACTTTGGCTCTATCCATTATCCAAGAGATCATGACACGTTTCCCTATCGAAGCCTTTGATGTTAAAGAGGGTCGTGTACTTATTCGTCCTTGCTACTTCATTACTTTCAACGACATACTTAACCTTAAAGGGTCGTTAATGGAAGACGCAGATGATGATCAACAGATTTTATATCAAGGTATCTTGGGTGACTGCCCAAACGATTCATACAACATACGTGTACTGATCATTGATGACCTTGGTAAAGAACATGCTTCTTTATCTGGCTGGCAAAAAAGTATGTTGCATCATGTGTTGCGCACACGATTTAACAATGGATTGCCTACTATTGTTACTACGAACATTTCGTTAGATAACTGGGGCTACGTATATGGAGATGCAACTGAGAGTTTTGCTTACGAGTCTTTTGTAGAAGTCCCAATAAAAACATCGGATCTAAGAAAGTGAGCTGTGCAATGACTACCAAGCTTATCCAGGTGTTTTTGAGTCAGACTCAGACCCCTGGGCCAGGTATCTATGAGGTATCAGGCGATGAGACTGGGACGCTTTATTGCACTTGCCCGGGCTTTAAAGGCCGTAGTACCTGCAAGCACTCACGCTTTGTTAAGTCTCGCATTGATAGCAACAACGGCACCTACCCACTTGAGATCTCAAGCCGCGCAACTGAAGAGGACGCCGCTAAAGCCAAGAAGTCAAGCAAAGACTTTAGAGAGTTTGTTATCAAGTACGGAAGGATTGAGGTCTACTAAATGCGGAACGGGGACATCAGCAATGAGCTCCCCAAGCGAATACTCGTTACAACAGACGCGTTTTCAATTGTGGAATCAAGCATCACTAAACGGTTTAAAGTAATACCAAAGGTAAATAAAGAGCTGAAGATACGTAAAGATATCCTCAGCCGCTTCTACCTGTTCACCTCTCGTCAAGGGGTTACTCTTGAGCTAATCTCTTATGCAATTGACGATGCTGGTCTTGAAGAATTAATGCTTACGCTAGATGCTATGGGGACTAATCCATTTCGTTACTCAAGAGCGTATGAGTCTATCGATGAGGTTGTAAAAGACTTACCTTATAGACCAGAAGTTATTGGTGTTATTGATCTGCCAAAAAATCTGCTACGTTACGGGCACTGGGGAATGGACTTTAACTATCTATGAATAACGAATCGTACCTACTAAGCAAGGTTATTACTGATAAGCGCATTGGTTACGTATTAGAGCGCGGCATTAGCGATGAGTGGTTTTCAGACACTACAGATAAGAACATCTATAAGTTCTTACAGCACCACTACACGGAATACCAAGAGGCCCCCAGCCTAGAAGTTATTCAAGCCAACTTCCGTAACTATGAACCGATTGAAGTAGAAGACTCTATTGACTACTTCATTGACAAGTTAGTAGAAGGCCGCCGCAAGTCTTTAATTATTAACACTATGATTGACGCTAGTCAGGTGCTTGAGTCTAAGAGGCCCAAATCTCACGAAGATGCCCTCATTAAGTTGCAACAAGGCTTTGCTCTTCTAGAGCAGACTGGTCTAGGTTCTACAACTGATCTTGAGATTAGACACGCTGCTAAGTCAGCTATGGAAGAGTATGTGAACCGTAAGAACAGCCCCGGATTGTTAGGGCTACCTACAGGATTCCCTACTATGGACGCCTCTACTTCAGGACTACAGCCAGGACAACTAGTAGTTATCGTTGCACCGCCTAAGACAGGTAAGTCAACGCTTGCTCTACAGATCGCTATCAACTGTCACCTCAATGGTCACAAGCCTATGTTCATGTCCTTTGAGATGAGCAACAACGAACAGAAGACTCGTTACTACGCTATGCGCGCTCGCATCTCGCACAGGCGCCTTATGACAGGAACACTTACTCTTGAAGAAGAGCAGCGCTATGAGCGTATTGTTAACAGCATCCAGACTATGAATGATGACTTCTGGTTTACAGACTCCTCTAGCGGTCTGACCGTTAGCGCAGTAACTAGCAAGATCCAAGGTAAGAACCCTGACATTGTTTTTATTGATGGTACATACCTTATGTTTGATGAGGTGACTGGTGAGTCCAATACTCCACAGGCTATTACTCAGATTACTCGTAACCTCAAACGCCTTGCTATGAAGATTAACAAGCCTATTGTTATATCTACTCAAGCGCTCTCATGGAAGATGAAGAAGGGTCAGGTTAGCGCCGACTCTATTGGTTACTCATCATCCTTCCACCAAGACGCCGACGTTATCTTTGGTCTTCAGCGCGAAGACGAGAACGTAGATGACACTCGTCTGCTTCGTGTTATTGCTAGCCGTAATTCAGGTCTTAGTGAGGTATCCCTTATGTGGGACTGGAACACTGGCGCCTTTAGAGAGATGGACAATAACGACCTATGACCGTTGAAGAGATGGAAGAGACACTTGCTGATCTTGGAATCAAGGTCATTGGCACACGAGGTTGGGAAGTTCAGGGAGAGTGCCCAGCCCACGAGGAGCGAACAGGTCACCCTGATCGCAATCCTTCTTGGTATATCAACGCTGACTCTGGCGCTCATATCTGTTTTTCTTGCGGATTTAAGGGCAACCTATACTCTCTAGTTGCTTACGTTCGTGGGGTGCCACTAGACCAAGCAACCGACTGGGCAAATACCAACCTCAACTTGGTAGCGCGCCTTATGCGCTTGACTGAACCAGAAAAGAAGCAAGAAGAAGAGACAGTACGAGTTACTGAATCAATGCTCGGCGCTTTTGTAGATGTAC